GCGCCCTGCACCGAGGCGTTGAGCGGCAGGTAACCGATATTGTTCTGGTTGAGGCTGAGCGCGAGTTTCTGCTCGAGCGGCAGAGCGAAGAGGCGGCGCGAGGCGGCAAAGGCGCGATCGATCAACGTCTCGGGCACACCGTGGTGCAAAGCGTAAAAGAACCCGATGTTTTCGCAGGCGTGCGTGAGCGCGGCGGCGAGGTTCTCGAGTGCGCCCTTCTCGCCGGCGAAATAGGGACCATAATCAATGATTGGGATCGCCTTGGCCGCGGCCGTGTAATCCCGCACTGCCTGTTCCTTGAAGAGGTGCATCTGCCTGCTCCGTGCCAGCGCTGCGACTATAGCAAGTATTGGTGCTTGGCTTCCACTCACATACTCAGGACAGTAAGTGGCGTTTTCTGCTTTTGCGGAGGATCGGCCAGCAGCTGATCCGCCGCCACGCAGCAAGGTTGCCGTAAGTTTCCGGCAATTTTACTATTACTGTGAGGATATCCGTCGCCTCTATATTGCATCGTTATGTCTACCGCTGCCGAGTGATCAGGATCGAGGGTAACGACACCTCGCATCAAACTCTCTTGGAGCCGCTCATAATTCGACTGTAACAAAGCTTTGGATAGTGTCTCAGTTTGACTTGTAACAGCTTGACCTGTCCGACCGTCACTCGCACATGCTTACCGCAAAGCAGTAGATGGAGCGAGCCTGCCGCGAGGTCCCGAGGTGAGAAGCGCCCCGCCGACGTGATCGGCAATGCCGTGAAGATCATGCGTATCGCGACCGGCGAGGAAACCGAGGAACTCAATAGCGCTGCGCCGAAATCGGCTGCGGCAGAACTCGGATCACGCGGTGGCAAAGCCCGAGCTGTTAATATGACAGTGGAGCGAAGGGCCGAAATCGCCAGGAAAGCTGCGGCGAAACACTGGATCCGGGATCGGAACAAGCAAGCAGAGTAAGCGTTTGACCTCTCTGCGGGCCGGCTAGGCCGGGGTTTCTATAGTCAAATAAGATTTTCGCAATTTGTGACATCGGCATCTCGATCAATTTCCCGTCTATAAAAGAAGACCTCTGCCCCATCCGTCTCTTTAAATCAGCATTTCTAGTCCAGCTACTTAGAGACGAACTGCGGATAAGCAAGCACACCATTCTTAAAGGCGAGCTTCACTCAGTGGCTTTCTGGACTCACCGCCCGCAGCGTCGTAGTCCGGAGGTCCATTCCGCCGGCGGAGATGCTGCCTTTCTACCAGATGGTTCCCACGAAATCGTTGCTATTGATAAATATGGAACATTAGACCGTTTAAGATATTGCAATATCAGCAATGTTCTGCTAAAATGGTAAACTTAGAAAAACCGGGATTTTGTCGAGGTGGACCTCGCTGCGAAGCCGCACATCGATCGAACGGAAAAATATCGGTTCTGGCTGACGGCATTAGGCCCGCGGTCGTTCTGACGACCACTGTCACTGGACCGGAGCGGATTATTTTTGGAGTTGCATATGAGCAGAGAAGCATTTATCGTAAATGATGCAATGCGTGAGCAAGTGCGGGTTCTCGCGGCTCGCGGTGTCCCGCAAGACGACATCGCCAAGATTGTCGGTTGCGACCCAAAAACATTGCGTAAGTACCTTCGCAGTGAGCTCGACCGTGGCATGGCCGAAGCGAATTCTAAAGTTATCGGCGCTTTGTTCGATAACGCAATATCTGGAAATATCGCGGCGCAAATATTCTGGGCAAAGACGAGAGCAGGTTGGCGGGAGCCCAAGGAACCGGAGAACTTAATTCAGGGAACGGCTGTCACTTTGGGATCGCCAGTGGTCATCCTACCCGACAATCATCGAGATCCAGAGCTCACGGAGAAACTTCGGAAAACACAAGAGCGATATCTTGCTAAAAAACAAAGACAGCGCCGCGAAGAACCCGACGACTCATCCCTATAAAGCCACCAATTTGGGAACTTCTTGGTCACCGAAAATACCGATCGAATTCAGCCACCTCAACTCGCGAGATTGCAAGGGGTGCGTGGACCAGGTTGCAGACCAACACCGCAGGAGGAAAGCCTCTGTGTAGGAAGCGGATCCGGGCAGATCGACCCCATCGTGGACGCCGCCCCGGATAACTGTCGCAGCCCGCTTCCCGCCCACATGCGACATCCGGCGCTTGCGCGCGGGAGGTGTAATGCTGAGACCATGCGCGGCCGCGATCTCTGCCCAACCCGGACGGCAGACCGAGTTTTTGAGCACCACTGCCGACATCTGTATTTATGGTGGCGCGTCGGGTGGCGGAAAGACGTTCGCACTGCTGCTGGAGCCTTTGCGCCACGTAAGTCTGATCACGAACTTCAGCGCAGTCTTTTTCCGGCGCACGATGCCCCAGATCACCAATCCCGGCGGCTTATGGGATGAGAGTCTAAAGCTTTATCCATGGGTGGGTGGAGTTGCGCACGTCAGAGATCGCGAGTGGCGCTGGCCGGGCGGCGGTAAAATTAAGTTCTCGCATCTGCAGCTCGACGGTACTGTATACCACTGGCAGGGGGCCCAGATCACGCTGATCTGTTTTGACGAATTGACGCATTTCACTGCGCATCAGTTTTTTTACCTGCTGAGCCGAAACCGCTCGACCTGCGGCGTCAGGCCGTATATCCGCGCGACGTGCAATCCAGACGCAGAGAGTTGGGTTTCTGATTTCCTCGCATGGTGGATTGACCCGCAGACTGGGCTTGCGATCCCGGAACGCGCTGGCGTTCTGCGCTATTTCGTCCGCGTCTCGGACAAGATTATTTGGGCGGATCGGCCCGAAGCCATGGTGGACTATCTGCCACGCCCGGAGAATCTCCCGCCTGGCTTCGATCTGCCACCACCAATCAGTGTCACGTTCATCCCAGCGACCGTATTCGACAATCCTGCCTTGCTTCGGGCCAATCCAGAATATTACATGTGGTTGGAGTCGCTGCCCCTGCTTGAGCGAGAGCGACTGCTGTGTGGCAACTGGAAGATTCGGCCAGCTGCCGGACTGTATTTCAAGCGTGAGTGGTGCATCATTGTCGACGAGGTCACGGCCGACCTTGACATTATTCGCTATTGGGATCTCGCCGCCACTGAAAAAACTGAGTTCAATGACCCTGATTGGACTGTCGGCATCAAACTCGGCCGCGATCGGAATGGCGGGTATTGGCTCCTTGACATGGTACGCGGGCGGGCGAACCCCGGCGATGTCGAAAAAATGTTGCTCAACATTGCTTCACAGGACGGCAAACGAGTCCGCATAGGGTTTGGCCAGGATCCCGGGCAGGCGGGCAAAAGCCAAGCCCAACATCTGGTACGCGCGCTTGGCCACTTCACTGTAGTAGCGAGCCCGGAGAGCGGCGACAAAGTCACGAGGTTCGGGCCGTTCAGTTCGCAGTGCCGCGCCGGTAATGTAAAGGTCAAGCGCGCCAGCTGGAACGAAGAGCTCTTCCGCGTTCTTGAAGGCTTCCCCGATCTTCCGCATGACGACGAGGTCGATGCTTGCAGCGGGGCCTATGAGATGCTCAATCCACCAATGAAGAGCTGGGGCGCTTTCGAGGCTATGCGGCAGCGGGCAGAAGAGATCACACAACAGCAGGCAAAAGAGACCGCACAGCAACGCAAACCGCCGCCTCAAACTGTATACCAGCCCGGTTCAATGGAATGGCAGGCCGCGCAGAAAAGATCGAGCTGAGGCTTCGTGGACACTTCTGCTTGACTTGACGGTGAATAAGAGCTTTGCCAATCTCAAGATCCAAAAGTAGGTGATCTGGAAGGTGACTTGCTGAGATGTGCGGCATTGATGGAATCTAGCATCGGCAGCACAAAAGCGCGCCTGCGGCGGTTGCCGCCGTGGCCGAGCAGTGTGAGCGGCGCGGCCTTGCTCCCGCCCGCGACACGATGCAGTCGCACTTTCTGGGTACCGGCAGCCGCGCGGCGACAAGCCACGATGAGAAACTGAGCTCGAGGGCGATATGGACGGTGTTCTCGGACGGCATAATGGCGGGCTCCCTGGTCCATTTGAGTTGCGGATCCCTGCCAGTCTGAACAATCATACCGAGCGGTTCCATCCTTATAGCATCTGGAATCATACCGCTATCGGCTTGCCCGACGGGTGCCGGGAACAGTCGAGATCGAAGAGATCGAGCTCCAGGATAAGCGGATTTGCCGGGCAGGGCAGGGGCCTGTCCATAGGACGCGAGGAGGCGTTGAGATCGAGGAACAGCCACAACTTTGCTCTTCGACAGGTCCATGCTTAGGTTCCAAAGGGCTGCCCGGCCCGGACAACGAATAGGATTATGGTATGATATCTACTATGGGTTTGGTTTTAAGATCGAAAATAGGATCCGAATGCAACGCGGCGAAGCCATAGCGATACTGAAAGAGCACGAAGCCGAGCTCCGGAAGCGTGGCATCGAGCATCTTTATTTGTTTGGGTCAACGGCGCGCGGCGAGGTGCGCTGATTCAGACATCGATCTATTCTTCGATCATCCGGAAGGCTCGCTCGGGCTTTACGAGTTAACCCCCGTCTATTTTGAGAACCGTAGTTTCTCTTCGCTTTGGTCGAGGTGGTGCTTGACCCAGAGGCGGTCGGCGATTGTGCACGGGTCCTGGTTGATGCGCGCTTCGAACGCGGCGACACGCCAGGTCAGGTCCTCAGCGGTGGGATGGCAGTAGTGATAGGTGACATCCTCGCGCAGCCAGCGCCATAGCGCCTCGACCGCCATCAAATCGGGGCTGTATCCGGGCAGCGGCGCCACTTCGATGCCGAGGGCGGCCGCGGCGGCCCGGATCGCCGTTGCGCGGTGATACGGAGCGCCGTCCCAGATCAGGACCAGCTTGCCGTCGGGCAGCTCGGCGCGTAGCCGGCGCAGCACGTCGATGGTGTGCTCGCCATTGGCGCGCGGGTAGGGCCACAGCCGCACTTGGCCCTGGTTATAGAGGTAAAGGCCATAGAACGAGGTCTTGGCGGCCAGGCCCGGCGAGGACGAGGCGACGTGGAAGCGCTCGCCGCGCACGCCCCATCCGTAGCCGAGGTCGGCGTCTTGGTG